GGGGTGTCCACAATTAGGCATAGGGGCTATAAAAGCGTCTGCTATTGGGTCATAAGTAAACCCAATACCTGCGTAATTATATCGGATACGCCCGTTATAACTTGTCCTCACCCATTGTTCACCGGTTTCGGCCAGCATACGAGCTGCAAACGTTTCCTCGTCTGAATCGCAAGTAACAATAACTGAGGTAACTATCCCGTTTTCTATTTTTGCGTGATGAGCCATTAGAAGGTAATCGTTCCTGCGCTGGACGCTGTGATTTGATACACCCGATAGCCTGAGCGCGTTGGCTCGGTGTAAGTTAAATTGGTAAGTGTTGCTGCTCTAAAAGTGTCAGGAAAAGCGATAATGACAATTCCAGAGCCACCGGCTCCGCCGGGTTTTCCACTTACTCCACTCCAGCCCGAACCGCCGCCGCCCGAACCTGAGTTTATTGTTCCCGGTGTTGGGTCTGGTACTGCCGCGCCTGTATTGTTTGAAGCCGAACCAGCACCCCCGCCGCCTGTTCCACCGGCACCGCCTGAATAATTTCCGTTATATGCACCAGAGCCGCCGCCGCCCCCCGCGCGAGTTGTCGCCGTTCCATTTATTGAACTAGATAAACCATTACCACCGGCTCCACCTGTACCACCAGAACCTCCTGCCGCACCAACCGCGCCAGCACCGCCGCCGCCGCCGGGAGTATATGGCGAAGATGTGTAAGCATTTCCGCCGTTGTTGCCTTGCGCTGGTGAAGGTGTAGCCGTTCCGCCAGTTGAAGCCGCCGCACCATTACCGCCGCCGCCGCCAGAACCGCCGTTTTGACCGTTGAGACCATCATCTCCACCGCCGCCACCGCCGCCACCGGTTGCCGTAATTGTGCTAAAAGTGGAATTTACGCCCGCTGTTCCTGACAAACCACCAGCCACGCCAGTACCACCAGCCCCAACGGTAACGCTTAATGCTACGCCACCGGTAACTGCAAAACTTGTTGAAGTTAAATAACCGCCTGCACCGCCGCCGCCGCTTAAACGCCCACCACCTGCGCCCGCTCCAGCAATTACCAGATATTCAACCGTTGAAGGTGCTGCTGCAGGTGGAAGGCTGCCTATAGCCCCTGCTGTTATTGCGCCGATCATTAGGCTATAGCCCCAAAAATACGCCAAGTGTTAGCAGCTACTCGCACGCATTGAGCTACCTTATGCGTAGCTAAAGTAGGGGCGGCACTAGACGCACCGGCTGAGGTAATTGTTACACCGCTACCAGCTGCAAAAGTTAGAAGCCCTGCACCGGTATTAATAAAAGTAATTGCGCTGCCTACTGCAGCTGCAGTTAAAGTGCTATCAGGCGCGATAGTTACCGTCTTAGTACCTGCGTTACTGGTCTGAATAAGTACTTGGTATAGGTCATCATTGTCTACCGTATAGGTAGCACCTGACTCAGTAGTAACCGTAAAGGCCACTAGGCCGTTAAACATAGCTGCACTCAGTACGTCGCCGGTACTAGCCGGAAAACCTGTAGCCATTATTTCCTCTTTTCGCTGTTAGTAGGATAATACATTTATACCTAATTGTCCGTAATTAGCGTTACCAATTATAAAAGATTCTATAATTGGCTCTAACGTAACAAAAGTAGTAGACCAGCGCGTAGGGGTTATATTGTAACTTACGCCGAATATCTGCAAAGTTTTATTTAGGGTGCTGGTTCCTACGCTGTTGGGTTGAGTTGACTTAACGGTAATAGTGTCAAAAAAATCAAGCTCTAAAGCGGCTGCTACGCCTGCGTCATAACCGACAGTATTTAGGTCTAGTAGGGTTACGCTGTCGCACCTTACGCTAGTTTCCTGCCTACTAGCTACATAAGCTAGAGCGTAGTTAAGGGCCTCAGCTGTAGTCTGCATTAGTAAATCAGTTTTGTTATAGCTGTGTAAAAAATACTTGTCTATAGAGTCCTGGTTAGTAGCCGTCTGGGTAGCTAACCCTGTAGCCGTTATTGAAGCTTTGTTGTACACAAGGCTATCGTCTAGCACCCAGCGCACGTTCTGGTACTGGATACCTGAGCCGTCGTCAGCAAACACCGTAGCAGTACCGCCGATAGAGCTAGAGGTTAACGCTCGATCTTGAAAAGTTACGTTACCGCTAGCGTCAATATATACCGCCCCATATTCGCTCGTTTCTACGGTCTGCAGAGCGTTTAGTGCAGTCCTGGTAGTGCCAGGGTCAGCCTGTAGCGTCGTCTGCCCTGCGTCTATATCACGCATAGAGTTAGGCCAGGCGATCTGGTCCAAAATCTTAGTAACTCTAGCCCCTGATAACTGCCCAGCTATAGCACCTGTAACAGTTGATACGGTACCCATATTAAGCAATCTAAAGCCGTCTGAGGCCGTTAGCGTCGTATAGGACACCTCACCTACTACCTGAGCCTGAGTAAAGTTATAGCCTGTTATATAGCCTGCAAACAGCGGATAGACCAGCCCCGTATTATTGTCAGTTGCAGTTATTGTAACTTTACGTAAAGGCAGCAAAAGTCCCGCGTAGGGTGAGATTAGGTTTTCAGGGTTAAAGTCGCCGTTAATATCGGCAATACGTATAGAGGCAGTACCGGCTTGAAATTGGTCGGCGTTTGCATTACGACCACGCTGAATACTTACAGCCTGGACTTGATTAGATACGTCAGCTGTAACGGTTGCACTATCGCTAAGTACGTTGACGCCTAATACACCAGAGCCGATAATCATAGCCTGGCCAAAAGACGCACCAGAGCTAAAGTTAACTATGCAGTTAATCGTTGGGGCTGCCATTAGCTACCAGCTGAGGTAAGGCTATTACCTGCCCTGTTTAATTCCTGTAAAGCCGTTTGTACTGTTTGGTAAAACTCAAAGGTAGAGCCTACGTTAATGCCGCCTTGCAGGTTAACGGTTAGGTTTGTTGGGCCTGCCGCCTGTTGGGCTGCTATGCCTGTTTCCATTTGCATATTAGCCGCGCCTAAAGCCGCTAGATCAAAGCCTAAGTAACTTAAGTCGCCCATATTGCCAAAAGTACCAGCTGCTATTGCAGACTGAGCTTCGGCTAAGCCAGGGGCGAAAGTGCTACCGGCTGCACCTACGCTATAAGCTGCCGCGCTTGGTAATGAGGCTTTACTTAAAGCTGAGATTCTGGCTCTAGCGTCTGCAAGTATTTCCTCGTTAGCCTTTTTAGATTCGTCTACGATCAATTTTAGCCTGGCTATTTCGTCAAAGGTTGCTTGGCGTTTAGCAGCTTCTAAATCTTGTAAGGCTTTAATATCGTCGTTTTTATCCTCGGTCTTTAATGCCTGTAAGGCCTTTACTCGGGCCTCGTCCTCTTTAGATAGTTTGCCCTGTAATGCAGCTGCTAGCTGTATCGCGTCCATATCAAACATACGCTTTAGTTTTTCATTAGCCGCTTGGGCTTTAGTAAGCCCTACTATTTTAGTACGATCTGCTATTTCTAATTTACGATCTTTAGCTGCTTTAGCAGCCTGCTCAGCCCTAGCTCTGTTTTCGTTTCTATTGGTTCCGGTATTAGTTTTAGGGCCTTCAAAATCTCTAGTTAAACCGAAAACGCTACCAATTAAACCTAGAGCTACTAAAAACTTTTTAGCTGTAAGTATTCGGGTTAATCCTGCAGCTACAGCTAAGGAAGCACCGCCGGTACCGATAGTTACAAAAGCTGCAGCTACCGTACCTAATACCAGTGCTGTAGGGGCTATGTCCTTAGCAAACTTAGCCATTTTACCTAAATTAGTAATAACGTTAGCTGTACTTTGTGCAAGGTTATCCATTTGAGCTGCTAAATCTTTAACACCATTTTGGCCTGATAAGTTGGTAAGTGAGTTAATTAAAGCTACGCCTATAGTTTCGCTGGCTTCTTGAGCTGCTACGCCTAATATATTTAATTGGCCTGCGTAGGTTCCAGCGGCTACGCCTGCCTGACCTGCAAACAGTACGGTTAACTTACTAGTGATTTGTTCAAAGCTATCGGTTTTTAATTCGGCTTTAGTTAAGCCAATACCTAACCGGCCTAACGCCTGAGTTTGCCCCAGGAAGGCCTTACTCAAACTGGCTGAAACGGCCTCGGTACTCTTACCGGTTGACGCTGTGATATCTAAAGTAAGGTTAAGTAATCTTTGTGCCTCGGATACGTCGCCTGTAGCTCTTACTAGCTTTTCAAACGCTGGGCGTAGTAACTCCTCGGATACACCGGTAACACGCTGCAGGCTGTCTATATAGGCTGTTACTGAGTCTGTAGCAAACGCCTGGCCTACGTTTTTTAAGGTCTGGGCTAGTGTTGCCTGGGCTTTTTGATCTGCTACCGCCGCTGCTACTGAACGCTTGGTGTACGCAGCTAGGGCCGCACTTGCCGCGCCTATGCTTAAAGTGCTAGTCAGGCCAAAGGCTTTAGTTTGGCTAGATAGTTTTCTAAGTTCTTTTTGTGCGCCTACTATGCCTAATTTATTAAGTTGAAATAAAATCGGTATTCTAACGGCCATTATTTAGCCAATCTTAAATTAAGTTTATTAGTGGCCTTAGTTATGCTGTTGCGTAAATCATTTTCGATAAAAGGTAAGTTATCCTCAACAGTTTTTATAACTATACGGCCTTGCTTACCTCGTACGGTTACACCGGACTGGTCCCTGATAGCTTTAATAAACCTAGCACTTTTAGCATTTTGTCCGCTATGCCTACCGGCCCACTCGTAGATACTACCGGCAGGGTCATTATTTATTAAAAATAGAGTTTTACTAGTCCAGTTGCCCCGCACTCTTTGACGGTCTAATTTTGTTTTAATACCGGTTTTTATAGATTTAGGTTCAAAAGTTAACCTACTCCACTTGCCACTTTTAACAGGCCTAGCCCAACCGCTTAAAGGTGAGGCGGCTGGGACTAATGCTCTGGCCTGTGTTTGTGTACGTTTTGTAGTTTGATAAATCTCAGCGTTCATAATCTTTAAGGTTTCAGTGTCGTACCTTTTGAGTAAAGCGACGGTTTCGGCATAACCCTCTAATTTAACGCCTCTTAGATCGGGTGCCACGTTTTGCCGCCTCGTTTCTATCTTTTAGTACTTTGTAGACTGCCGCTAACATCTCGGGCGACATCTCTACAAACTCTTTAGGTGCTATGCCAGTTTCAACCGCTAACGCTGCTATTTGGTAGGTAAGTAGTTCCCTATTACCTACCCAGCTAAAGGGTCGCTATCTAGCACCTCTACTGCCTTTAAGGTGTTTAAAAACTTTTCGCCGAATACATCTACAGTCTGGCCGCTGCGTCTGATCGCTAGCCAACATAAGTAGTAAACGTCGGTTTGTTTTTCTTGTTCCCTAAAACATTTATTTATGCCCATTTTTGCGTAGGCTTCGAACTCTACTTCGATAGCCGGCGTAATGTCGTATTCTTCAACTACGCCGGTATCTCTAGTAATTTTTAACCTTGCCATTTTCTAGCCCTCTTTTCTATTACGGTGCTGTTTGTGGGAAAGGTGCAGTCTGTTCGGTTACATCAAACGTAAAGTCTAATTGTGCTACTTCACCGTTTGCCCCGTTGATAGGTGTGTAACCATTTACGAAGCAAGTACCTTTATAGATTGGGTTTGTAGTGCTAGGTGTTGAACCGTTAGCCCCGATTTCAAACAGTGCAGATGTGCCGGCAAGGCTGTCAAGTGTTGCGCGTGTAGAACCTGCGCCGCTTGCAGCTTGATCTAGGTAAAGGCTGCCGCTAAGGGTTGAAGCTGCCAAACCCTTTAGGTATTTGTGTGCTGTGTTGCCCATAGCTGTGATTTCTAGCTGATCGTAGTTTACGTTAATGCTAGCTGAGATAACTACGGTTGACATATCTACAGTACCTAGTTTTAGGTAAGTATTATTTGTAAAATAAATTGCCATTATTCCTGCACTTCCTTTACTTTAGTAGGGGTTGGGCTTACTGAGATTTCCTCTAAAGCACCAATTTTTAGCAAGTGTGGTAAGTCCCACCCTTCTAAATCTGTTTCGCTTACCGTACCGCCTAAGCCAACGCCTGCGATATCGTTATCTATCATTACTTTATAGTTAGTCATTGTTTAACTCCAGCTACTTATTATCTCTAACCCTGCTTCGCTTTGAAGCAAGTTACCGCTTGGCGTTTCTAAAATTGCAGGTGCGCTAAAGCTAGTTATATTTATTGTTAAACCAGAAGCGGCTAACTTTGTCATAACAGCCAGGTAGTAATCCTCTAGCTTTGTCTGACTACCTAAGTTATCCATAACTGGTACTAACAAAAATAACTTAAAACGTACTGTAGGGGCTATAGCAGTTTTAACGTTGCTGTTAACCAGGATATAAGGGTCATCATTAGCGATCACTAGCGAGTTAGCTAAAGGTATTTCTGGGACGTGGTTGAACACTGTCCAGACACCTACGTTAGCTAACGCTGTAGCTAGTGTTGACCTAAGGGTAGTTATGGCTGCAGGCATTTTTCAGCCTAACATTGACATAGGACTCTGGTACGGGGCGATGAGGCCGCGCACTTTGCCAATTAGTGAATTTCCGAGCTGATAAGGCGAGGCGATAAAGCCGTCTATCGTAGTAACGCTGGCCCCTGGGGCTTGTCTGGCTTGCCAAATTGTAGTAGCTAGTGCTGCCGCTGCCTCGCGCACCGCTGGCACACTTTCATAAGCTGTAGCGTGGTTAGGTCCAGTGGCTAAGCCGTAAGGTTTTACTAAGTGTGTAGTTTGGTCTGCAGCTGTTTTATCAAAAGTAAAACGGTAAAGGTCATAGCCGGTTAGTGTTTTAGTGCCGTTAAAAGTAGTACCTGAGCCGGCTATTGTTACTTGCTGGCCAGTTACAAAGCCATGAGGTGTAGGGGTAGTAATTGTAGCTACGTTGGCTGACAAACCCGTAGCAGATATAGGCGCGGTGTTAAACCATAAGTATTTGTTTAATATGTCCTCTGAAGCCTGGCAGACTTCCTCTACTGAAGCGTCTGTATAAAGGGTAATTCCAGTTATATTAAGCAAAGCGCGTAGCTCAGCTTGGGTTATATATGTTGCAGCCACGCGCTCTACTCCTAACTGTTTGGCCTAAACCCCACCGGACTAGGGGCAGGGTCTAGGGTTCTAGTGTTTTAGGCTTATGCCTTGTTATTCTTAAACGCGCCACCGTCTGCCAAGTTGGCAAGTGCACCGTAGCCGTAATACATAATCTCGATCTGCCCACTCGAAATAACGTTAGTAGTTAAGCGCAGTGCTGGGGATTCGTACCAGGTGAAGCAGTCAGGGTTGACGATCAAAAGCGTACCGTCGCCGTCGCCCGCGTTTGCATAATCTACGTATAGATCAAGTCCTGCAACGTTGCCGCGTAGGCTTGACACTGATACTGCGCCGCCTGCGTTTTGTGGCTGTTGCGCTGTGTAGATTGGTCGCCCTGAGTCGTTAAGGGTCATAATGTTCGCCCATTGTCCGCTTGAGGCGATCATATTACGAGCAAAACGCTTGCTGTTTGAGTAAACGCTAGCTGCACCGCGTGAAACAATACCTAGAAGCTCTGCTGCTGTTGGGTAAGTAACGGTAGTAGTAGCGTCTGTAGTAGCTGCAGTAATCAAAGCACCGTTAACAAAATTGTTAGTAGCTAGCGCGTAAGCGTCGGCCATTTGTTGAACCAATACGTTTAGGAAAACTGGGTCTGACCTGTCAAAGAGTTCTACGGAAACCGTGTTCTGTCCTGCGTACTTATTTACAGTAGCAGTAACAAACTCTACCTCCATGCCTGTCTCTGAAGGTGCTGAGCCTTCATTTGTATCCGCGACCGTTGGGACGGTTTTTATGCGCGGAATTTGCAGCTGCATGCCCATAGCAGGCAAGGCGGCAGTGTTGATAGCTTCAATGCTTGCGCGGAAACTATCTGATTTGCCATTGAACAAAGTAGTTAGCTGAGGCGTTGGGATAAGACCTGCGTTGTTTGTTGTTGAGTCATCAGCTGCGCGTACCCATAGTGCAGACTCGCTGCCTGGGTCCATTGTTGCCTTTACTTTGTGGAAAAGGTAATCGGCTGGGGTAGTAATTGGGCTACGTGGAGCAGTAAAAGCTAGTGCCGTTACTGTTGGGCGTGAGGCTTCTACCGTTTGTGCGGCTTCTACCTCGGGTGCTGGGGTAGCGTTTTCGGACACGCTGGCCTCACTTTCGGTTGGTTGGGTTTCTTGGGTTTCCTCTACTGGTTCAGGCTCTACCTCGCTGGCAGCTACGCTTTCAACGGCGGCCGACTTAAAGGCTGCAGCCTGGACCAAACTTACTTCGCGTAAAACGGCAGACTGTACGTAAAGCACGCCGCCTCTTTCCTCGCTTGCGTCAACAGTTACGCCAACGCTCAAACCGTCGCGTAAATTTTCGCTAGCTTCTATTAAACTGTCTGTACCTTTTGTAGTAGCACTTACTTTAAAGGTTGCATAAAGGCCGCGTGTATCCTCGCTTATATTTTGTGCAAACCCGAT